CGCCAGTAGGAGTAGATAAAGTGCCACGGTGGAGAATCCCAATAACCACGGGTCTCCCAGCAGCAAGCTCACGGTCAAGGTCATTAAAAGATAGACCATAACTAAAATGTGACTTAATGCCATAAGACGCCAAAACACGGGTTTGAACCAAGTGATCAGTCGTGTCACCGATTGCGAAAACTTTTTGAACGTAGGCATCATCCCCCTTTGCTCCTTTAAGAGTACCAGGTTTAAAATATTCTAAACACATCGCACAAGCAGATGAGTTGCAGGTACGATCTGCATCTCTATAGTTATCTGTTTGTGGATAAAATGGAACAGTTAAGATATTTGATTTTGGTACTTCTGGTTTTGATCTAAAAGTCTTCACCCACTCAGATTCATCTTGAATTAAGTCTTGTGCTTTTAGAAGCAAGTCCTTTTCAAGTTTTTCTACAGCAGCAACGTGCCTTGGATTCTTTTCATCATAATGCTTAAAAAAGTTATGAAGATCTACTAACATATATTTGAAACAACTCTGCATTATATTTATGAAAAAAGGAGGGTTTTATCCCTCCTCTTATTTCACCAAATTCCTGGCACCACCTGGCCAGTTGTGAGATAAGTGCCAACGGCAATAACAAATCCCAACATTGCCAGTCTTCCATTTAGTTTTTCGTTTTGTTCAGTCCATCCGAATTTCATTAGTTTTCTCCTCTTTTAGTAGTGTTTTGAATTACAATAAATTTGTCTTTGGGTAAAGTGCCTGCAATACAGACTTTAAGTTCGTCATCATTATCCCAAGCACCAGATTCTTGAAGTTCTTGGATAGCAGTTGAGAGTTTTCCTAACCAACTACCCGTGGACATCACAGATTCTTCGGGTTCAAGATTTCCAAGCATCAATAAGTTTCAGCAAGTTTCTCCACAGCATAACCCAAAGTCACAAAAAAAGCAACAGTGGTTACTGTCCAAATAAGTTCATTCATCAGAAGATTCCGAAGAAGAGTTTACCAGTGATAGCATAAGAAATAAACCCAGCAATAATGCCGACCATTGCCCATCGTGAATTTGCAAGTTCGGCACGTTCAGCATGTGTTTGAAGTGCATAACGTTCTGCATCGGATTGAGAGATGTACATTTGTGGTTCTTTCGCAAACATATTTTGCTGACCACGTTCGTTAGTTGTTACAGTCATTTTCGTTTTATTACGAATTGTTACACAATTATATAGAAAAAATAAAGAAGTGTCAAGCCCCTATGTTTTCAATTCATAAAAAAACCACCCCAGAAGGGGGTGGTTTCACTCAACTTATGAGTGATTATCAGAACGTGAATTTGGTTTGAATCACACCACCAACATTACTGGAAGTACCAGAGAATGCTTGGTTGTTGGAAACATAGAAGAGTGCGGGAGTGATACTGATATTATCACTTACACGATACTTATAGAACACTTCCCACATTGTTGCATTTGCAGAGAGACCCTGTGCATTGCCAGGTTGTCCAACAGCAAATCCAGCACCATTACCCTTTGCAAAAACATCATTCCATTGAAGTCCTGCCATCCAGGTTTGGGAATTGGTTGCATTATTAGGAGTAGAAGGCCCTGCAACATAGTTCCAACCATAAGCAAGTGAAACAGAAGGAACAATACCAGACTGAACAGGTTGCCAGTAAGCATTGATTGCATAACCGTTAGAACCTTGATTTGCGCCGAGAGTTCCATTAGCACCATTCAGACCATTAAAGGTACGAATACGAGTGCCTTGAGTGCCGTAACGATAACCGAAAGCGACCCCCCAGTTAGGAGCACGATAACCAAGTTGTGCCAGAGTATTCAGACCACCAGTGGAATTGAATACACCAGTTGAACTATTGTCACCATCTTGAGCAACATAGTTCAGACCAGCAACGATGCCACCTTTCTTACCAGGTTGAACATACTGAATACCAAAACCTTGACCAGTTGCCTTGTTATAGACACCAGGAGCACCAGCAACTTGGAAGAAGTCAAGAATTTCCGATTTGTATGCAGAAGGAATCCACGTCATTTCGGTATTACGAACCAGAGCACCAGCAGTCACAGTTACACCCTTTGCAAGTGCAGGGAAACTATAATACAGACGGTCAATGATTACACCATCAGCAGTGGTTTCTGCCTTATCCAGTTTGAACAGCGAACCCGAAGAACCGAAAGGTTGAGCACTGAAATTACCACTACGCAGACGAGTGCGAAGCAGATCTTTACCAGTGAATGAAGTATCAAAGTTCAGACGAAGGTCATAGTTAAAAGCAGTGTTTCCAACTTGAGTTCCGTTACGAAGTTGGGCACCATTTACACCACCAAGAACAAAGTTTGCTTCACCTTTGAGTTTAGTGGTAGTGGAAAATTGTTGTGCTTGAAGAACACCAACTCTCTTTTCCAGTCCATCAACACGACCACGAAGAACAGCAAGTTCTCCTTGAAATTCATTAAGAAGACGACGAAGTTCGTCAGTGGTTTCTGATACACGATCAAGGCAAGCATTCAGAAGAGCAGCTGCCTCAAAACGAGTCATTGCCTTACCACCACCAAAGGTACCATTGGGATAACCAGCAACACAACCATAACGATCTACAAGGTTGTTAAGTGCCTGATATGCCCAATCGGTAGGACGGACATCAGAGAATTGAGAAATACTTGTAACCTGACTCTCGGAGTATTGATTGACTGCTACCATATTCAGTTCTGCGGCATTCGCAGCAACAGGAGCAACCATTCCCAGAGCAACAGGTGCAAGCATCAGTTGATTGAGTTTCATAAAGTTTGTTTTTTAGTACTAAACGACATTTAAATGTTAAGAATTACAACAGAATTCTTAAGTACTTATTTAGTATAATACATATCTTTTACTGTGTCAAGAGTTTTGCTGAGCAGCAGAATTTTCAGTTATCCTACCAAGATAAGGATCGTAATTCATATAATCCCGAATATCGATATTAGCACCATTTTGTTCCCAAAATTGAGAAAGTGCTTTATGGTTACCCATATGAAAAGCATCAATATGCTCTGGGTGAATAGAGGATCCCAATTCAATTCTATAAAGAAGAAGAGGAATAGAATAAGTATTTCCAGAATTATAAATCAAATCATCAGCAACAGGACGAGGCTTAACCCCATTATCAAGTTTATACTTTTCTCCACGAACGTGAAATTTTAAAATTTTTTCTGCATGATGCCGATTAATCAAATAGCAGGCAGTTGAGAAATCATTTACAAACCTTTTATGAAGCTTAACGTGTATGTCTCCGGTACAAATAATAGCAATCTGAATTACATCCCAATCATAAGGAATATGAGCATAAAAATCATTCCAAGTAAAATTCCAATACTTCACTAAATCTAAATTACAATCATCTTCCATAATCACTGCATAAGGACTATCAGATGTTTCGTACCAATGTTTAATTGCTTTAAGATGAGAAGTGATACATCCAACTTCACCCGAAGTCATCATTTCAGGGTAACGTCCTACAAGAATATCACTTAAGTCATCTTCACGACCATCATATGCAGAGATACGAGTATAATTTTCAATTTCCCAATACTTGAATTGGTCTTCCATATACTGTCTTCTTTCTGGTTGCCCATCAAGATTAAGATAATAAATTGGACCAATACCTTTAAGTTTATAAGTTGATTTATTTTTATCCATTAGATTATTTCCCATCCATCACAATATAAATCTTTAGTATTATTTTGGTTTAGATTTGGACCAAACCAATTTTGAGGAGCAATCACATCTTTTGTGCCAGATAACCAAGCACCCCACCAAGAAAAAGTAGAATTAGCAATAATATGAGAAGAACAAAGAGACATTAAACATAAATCAACATAATTGGAATTTCCTTCAGCAATCAGAAATCTTTCATCGGCAAATATAGGTTGTTCGTTACACCAACTTGGATCGTCTGAAAAAACTAATACTTGACGATGATTATCAAAGTGAGCCAAAGCATTTTCATAATATTCTATTGATTGTGGTGGATGATTTTTATTATTTAAAAGAAAATCCCCTCTCCTAATATGAAGAGAAATTGGTTTATCAACTTGATATATCATTTCCAAACAAGGACTTAAAATTTCATCTTTAAAAGAAAAATCATCCCTTATTTGATTCTCTATATTTTTAAACCACTTTTCAGATTGAAAAAATCCATATAAAGAAACTTCATTGGGACAAAGATCAAAAAGTTCTTGATCAAAATGAAAAAATTTTTCTTGAACAATAGGAGCATATCCTCTGTCAAGAACAAAAATGTTTCTTTTTGAAAGATTTGTGAGATTAAAACAATCAAATATTTCTGTTCGTAATTTATTTCCGATTCCATCATCAACTTCTTGATCATGATTTGGAATACACCATTCATATCCTTTATTTGCAGCAATGCCACGAACCGCTGCATACTGAAACATTTGATTCCCTAATCTGCCCAATCTACCCAAATGATTAAAAGCTAACATCTAAATTCTCCATTTTATATAATCTTGATTTTTGTAATAACTTAATAAAGATTCTTTTGGTTGAGATCTAATCCAATTCCACAATTCAGTATTTTCTTTCCACATTGGATTAGAAAACCAAGAGTCATTAGACCTAGTATGTTCCAAATGATAAACGTAATCATTGATTCTGTCAACTTTATTTCCCAAAAAATTTAAACGATAATAAAGTTCACAATCTTCAGGACCCCACGCATGAAAATTTTCATTCATCATAAATGAATCAACATAATTTCTTTTTCTAATAAATTGACACCACCCAATAGTTGAGTTATTAATTTTACTAAATTGATCCAGATATTTAATATCCAAATCAGAATTAATGAAATTTTTAAAAGTTTTATCCGAATATTCTATTGCTTTTTGATATACACCACAACCATAAGGGTAAACCGCATCTGATTGCCCAGAATCAATCATTTCATATGATTTAATGATACTTGAATTTGGAAATAAAACATCAGTATCATAATTACAAACAATCTCAGTATTTGATTGCAATATTAAATCATTGAGAATTTTTGTTTTATGGAAAAAAGGAGACTCTTGTTTTTCATAAAAATATTTAAGTTTTTTAGGAATATCTCCGAATTTTTCAATTAGATAAGGAGATACAAAAGTTTCAAATTTAGGAGTAAAATCACACTCCTTAACAAATACATAAGCATCAAATTTTGATAAAAGATAAATTAAAACCGTTGATAAATTTCTAACTCTATCCTCACTTTCTAATTTTGATGGAATCAAAAAAGTTAAATTCATTTAAATCTATTAGTATAGTTTTGATTATTATAATAATTTTCAATGGATTTTTTGTCTTGGCATCTCATCCATTCCCACAACATAATATTTTTTTCATAAAATTCCTTATCACTATAATTTTTGTTGTGTACTCTTATGTGGTCTAAATGATATATATCGTCATTGACTCTACCTATTCTTGCTCCCAATACACTCGTCCGATACAAAAACTCAGTATCTTCATAACCAACAAATATAAAATTCTCATTAAAACCATAAAATTCCAGAAACTTTTTTTTATCAAACATTTGACACCATCCCTGAACAGATGGACATCTTTGACTAAATGGTATTAATTGAATTAAATCAAATTGAGAAGATATAAAATTGACAAAGTGGTCATCAAAATTTAAAACATTATATTGATAAATTCCTGAACCATACGGATATACTATATCACATTGTCCGACAGATATCATATCATAAGATTTTTGATATGTCTCTAATGGAAGCATAACATCAACATCATAATTAAAAACTATATCAGTATTTGACATTAAAACCATATCATTTATGGTTTTTGATTTATTAAATAAACCTTCATGATATTCAAAAATATGATTTATATTTTTTGCATCACAATTATCTTTAATTTTGGGTAATGCATATTTAATAAATTTTGATTCCGTATCAATTTCTTTAATAATAATATTTGATTCAGGAAAATTTTTGGATAAGTAAGAAAATACTGTGATGGAATTTCTCAATCTATCATTACTTTCAATTTGAAGAGGAGTTACAAAGGTTAAATTATCTAACATTTAAAACAAATTCGTGGTATTTTTTAAATTATATTATTACAAGTTTGAATCTTCCAATTTTCAGGAATCATATCGCACGTATTTAGATGTGAAAGTTGAGGTCCAAACCAAGTTTTGGGATTTGGTGCAATAATTGGTCCCTTACCATTTTGAAGCCAGGCGCCCCACCAAGAAAAAGATGAAGAATTTGCAATAATTCCACCATGACATAAACTCATTAAACACAAATCAACCTGAGGTAGAAGTGTATTTTGCATAACACCAGTTCCATCAATTGTTTGATATGAATATCTATCATTTGATTCATTAAAAAGAAATCTGTCTTGGTCAAAAAAAGTTTGAGATTTGCACCAAGCAAGATCGTCTGTCGATACAAATACAGGAATATCTTCACTCCAATTTGAGAGTGCCTCTTCAAAATAGGACAAAGGAAGTCTTGGATGAAATTTTTCCCTACCAACAGCATCTGTTCTGCGAATATGTAAAAAGATAGGTGGCCTATCCAAACTTTCAATAAAATTTTTACAAGGATCTAAGTAATCTTTTTTAAATGCAAAATCTTCAAGAATTTGTTCTTTTATATGTTTAAAATATTTCTCGGTTTGCAAATATCCATGTATGTTTACATTATCTGGACATTTGTCAAATAAATTTGAATCTAAATTATGATTGGATTCTTGAATTGTAGGTCCATTCACGTATCCAATATTGTGTGGTTTTACATTAGTCATCTCAAATGTTTCAAACAAACCATAGTTTGAATCGTTCACACAATTTTCAGGAGGAATACACCATTCATATCCATGTTTTGCCGCAATTCCTCTTAATGAGGCATATTGAAACATTTGATTACCCAAACGGCCATTGTTTCCCAATTTATTATATCCAATCATTTAAATTTTCCTCCCAATTTTAATGCTATATGTTGAATAATATCCGTCAGTAATCCATTCATTATAAGTTGCACCAAACCAAGGATCTGGCATGTAAACTTGTTTATTTTGATTTGACCCAAGCCAAGAAATCCACCAAGCAAAAGTGCTATTTGAAATAATAAAATGATCACAAATAGAACCGATACACATATCATAATGTGCTTTCATAAGTTTATTGGGAGTCTTATCCACAAAATAGAAATTATTACCAGAAAAAATATTTTGGTTTTTACACCATTCAATGTCATCCGAAATGATTACATATTGTCTATCATTTTCAAAATGATTCATACATTTTTCATAGTATTGAGAATCGCACACAGGATGACAATTTGGATATAAAAGAAAGTCTCCACGTCGTATAATAATTGCAACAGGATTTTCTAGATTATTTTTTTTATGAAATTTTTCAGATTCTTCTTTTATATTTTCATGAAATTCTAAGTCTTTTTTAAGTTCTTGATGAACATTTTCAAAATACTTATAACTTTCAAAATGTCCATGAAGAGTTACATTATCTGGACATTCGTCAAATAATTCTTTACAAAAATGGTGCTGATTCAATTCAACAATATCACCATCAATATATCCATATCTACCATTGAGATATGAAAGTTTAAAACATTTTTGTAATTGATGATATTCAGATCTTCCAGAACTATCTTCAAAAACTTTTATTTGAGAATGGTCAGGAATACAAAAATCAAATCCACGATTTTTTGCAATACCTATTAGTGCTGCATATTGAAAAAGTTGATTTCCAATTCTACCATTTTTACCCAAAGAATTCATTCCTATCATATCAATCTTAATCGTTAAAATAATTTAGATAGATATAATCTTCAACACTTTGCCGATCCACAACTCTTTCAAAATTATCTTTTACTGCATCAAGTCTATCTTTATAAAATTCTTCAGTTAAACATTCAGAATTAAATTCAATTCCACCATCTTTATAATCAATTTGAATAATTCCATCAATATTATAAAACTTTCCAATTTCTGGATCTCCCAAATAAATTGGAATTGTTCCTGTCAAAAAACAATCAAGAAGTTTTTCTGTAAAATAATGAGGATAAACATCATTTTCAAAAGCAAATGAAAACATATAATCCTTCATTCCTATAATTTTTTTATCAAGAAACTTGTTATGCAATTTTCCAAAACAATCAACTTGTCCACTTTCTTCTAGTTGTTTACCAATTTCAATTCTAAGTTTATGCCCATTAGACATTGCTTTATCAGATAAAATAGAAGAAACTAATTTTGTTTTATCAAAAATGCCAACTTCTTCAATGATAGATCCCTGACCATAAGCAAATTTGAAAACATCTGGGTTAATATCTATTAATTCTTGATCATGAGTAAAAATAGCATCATAATGCTCCACAAATTTATCAGGATTATTTTTGATGTATACTGCAGTTTTATTGTACCACTTTGGTTCAAATAGATACCCATACTTCTTAGCACTTTTATTATCTTCAAGTCCAAGAAGGATTAAATCCTCAGTATAGAATGTTTTATCTTTTTTGGTCAGATTGTTAAAAGTAGATTGGTGATTACCGTATCCTTCATGAACCCACTCAATATATTTGGGAACTCTATTAGGAGTAGCTCCACCCAAATTTTCTCCGTGCTGTCCTTTACCAACCCAGGAAAAACAATTATCAATTAGTTTAAATTTTTTCTTTGCCATGATTCAAATTACTCCCCAATAGTCTATAACATTTACATTAGAATAGTTAAAATCCTTATATCTTTTATCCGGATGCATTACAATAACGACTTCAGATTTATCAATACAGTCTTGCACTTCATCGCAAGTTGTAACTCCAACACCTTGAAATAATTTTAAGTTTTCAAAAGTTTCTTTAAGAAAATCATGACAATAAATTGTTTTATTTGCATTTTCAAGATAGTTGATTAAGGTTACACTAGGAGAACCAATTGTAACTGGAGAGTTTGGTTTAAACGATGTACCAAGAATAGCAATATTTTGATAAGATTTTACTTTTTCAAACAAACTATTATACACCATCTGATTAACTTCTTCAGCAAAAATTAAATGTTTTGCCGATTTTCCTCTATCTTCAGAAAATTTAATAAAAGCAGTAGTATCTCTTGGAAAACAAGTCCCACCATAAGGAGTTCCGTATCCAAAAAAATAAGGGGAGATTCTTTTATCCAGTCCTATTACATTTGTGATATTATGAACATTCACATTTTCCATGCCATCACAAACTTCACCCAAAAAATTTGCAAATGAAATTTTATTAACTATAAAAGCATTTAAAGAAACTTTAGCTACTTCAGCTTCCTCAAGAGTTAAAATTTTGCATGGTGGATTATTATCGTGAAATTTATACCAAATAGATTTTGTAAGTATAATATCTTCAATATTATTTGCACCTATCAAGAAAAATTCTGGGTTTTTAAAATCATGAATAACATTTCCCAGTTTAACAAAATCGGGGACATAAGAAAATCCAAAATCTTTTTCATATTTTTTGCCAGATACTTTTTCAACAAGAGAAATTAATTTTTTAATAGTACCTGGGAGAACTGTAGAAGATAAAACGATTAAATGATAATCTTTGTTTGAATTTTTAAAATTTTCAGAAAATTCTTGCAATACTGATTCTACAATTGCAGACGAATATCCACCATCATCACTTTGAGTATTAACTAGAATCACAGTAGCATCAGTATCTTTAAAAATATTTTCATATGAATCTGTAAATCCCATAAAATTTGGATGAGGATCCACATCTCCACTATGAATAAAAAATTTATTCAAATCTGGTTCATAAAAAGGAAGTTCTTTATTATTTAATTTTTTTATGAAATATGGGTTTTTATCTATTCCAAGGACTCTATTTCCAGATCTAGCTAAACAACAAGCAAGAGGTAGTCCAAGTTTTCCCAATCCAATGAAACTAATATTCATAAATTATACTTCACCAATAAATTCTTTAATTGACTGTATTATGTAGTTGTTTTCTTCACGGGTCTTTCCAGCAATTCTAACAAAAGTATCACTATCAATACCCATTCCAATTTTATCATCCATACATCTCACATAAATTCCCTTTTCAATCAACATCCAACACATAAAATCAAAAGACTTTTTAGTTTTAAGATCAATTAGAAAGAAATTTGTTTTTGATTCATATACTTGAATTTCTTTAATTTTATTAAGTTCTTCAAAAAATTCTTCAAACTCTTCTAAAAACTTAATTCTAGTTTTTTCATATTCTACAATAAAAGATTTATCCGAAAGTAAATTAAAGAAATACTCAGAGATGCCATTAGAGTTCCAAAGGAAACCTTTTTCAATAAAAAGTTTTACCTTTTCCTTTGACATTATAGCATATCCACACCTAATACCAGCAATGCCAAAATCCTTTGACATACTTTTAATAACAACTAAATTTGGATATTCAAGAACAAATTCTCCTATAGAATCATCATTTGGATTATCTTTTGTTGCAAAATGAATAAAACTTTCATCAACAATAATAGTATTCAAATCTTTTAATTGTGACAAAATATGTTTTAAATCTTCTTTAATAATATAATGACCTGTTGGGTTATTTGGATTAACTAAAAGAAGATTATTGGAAGAAGTTCTCCTAACTTCACTTACTACATTTTCTACAGAATCTAATTTTTTTTCACTCTTAACAATTTCACAATCTTTATTAAATTCATAATAAGAAGAAAATGTTGGAAGACCGATTAAAATCTTGCCTACCATATTATTCATTACCTTTTCAATAATTTCAATAGCCCCATTACCTATTAAAATATTTTCAGAAGGAATACCAATATATTCGGAAATCTTTTTGGATACGAATTTATTTTGTTGTGGATAAAGTTCAAGATAATTACGAATATTATTTGGGACAATTAAATCTTGATTAAATCTTTTTAGAAATAAATCAGTTGCATAAGGATTGCTCAAAAAACAAGCATCAATATTACATTGAATTTCTGGTATATTTTCTATGATAGTATTAATACTTGGGGAGTGAGTTCCATTTTGCTTTTTTAAATTATAGAGTTTATCATATAATTCTTTTGAGGAATAAGAACTCAAAATATTGTTAACAATACAACGAATTTTTCCAGTGGTCTCATTTCTTTTAATCTCTCTTACCTTAGTAATAGTAAAATTAAGATTACCCAGTCTAGAGGTAAGACCTTCTTTAATTTCAGAAATAGTTTTTTCAGAATACTGATTGCTACCAACAAAACTAAAAGTCACATCTTTTCTACTCTTCTGAACAATTTGAAACATAGAAACTCCAGGAACTTTTTTATCAATCCAACTATAAAAATTAACTCCTGGAAGTTGTGAACCATCTTCAGCAATCAAGATATCACTTGTTCTTCCATTAATACTAGAAACTTTATCAAAATCACCAGGATTTGAATTTAATACAACACTATCTTCAGTCTTATATCTAAGAAATGGCATATAGTAATTAAGAAACCCAGTCCCCACAATTGTATGAGTTCCATCACCCTGATCAATATACTCAGTTACACCATATTGTAGATTTTCATAATATTTTTCACTATCTTCTAATTGGTGCATAAAACAAACTTTTTCAATCGCACCATAATGAGCAACTGGAACTATTCCAAAAACTTCTATAATTTTTTTTCTCCATTCGGGAAGCATCATTTCCGAAGAAACATGAATTTTTTGAATTGTATCCAATTTTAATTTGTGCTTTTCGCAAAGACAAGCAAGAACGTAAATACTAGAAGGATATGCAACAAGGGTATGATATTTCTTAGAATTGATTTTAGAAATATAATCTTTTATAGTATCATCATTTAGATGATACGCAGACATGTAAAGACGATTTAATTCATAATCATAATACCAAAGATCGGAATTTCTATCAACAGGGACATATCTTCTCAACCAAACACTTGGTTTGTCATATAAATGAGCTCCATGTTTTTCATATGAACGAAGAACAAATGCAGCTTCTTTTTTATAAACATCATCAGTTGCATAAAAAACCAATTTCTTTCCTGTAGATCCACTTGTCCTGAACTCATAGGACTTCTGATCTTTCATATTTTTTGCAATTAAATCATTTGAATTTTCTCTAATAATATCCTTCGTAAGAAATGGAAGTTTAGTTATATCAGAAATTGAGTTAAAATCATTTGGAGTTAATCCTCTATCATCAAAAACTTTTTTATAATAGGGGACATTTGTATAGCAATGATTTATTAACTTTTTAAATTCTTCTAATTGATATTGTTCTAGTTTTTCTCTACTCCATTTTTCACTTTCTAAGAGAAAATTATAAGTTTCAGTAAAAACTTTTCCATATCTTTGAGAAAATGGAACAGTATTATAATAAATTTTTTGAATCCAAGATGGAGACTTTTTAATCAGTGATTGAATGCTTGCCATTAAAAAAATCCTCGCTATTTAATGCTTTATCGTCAATATAATAATTTGCAGAAAACTTAACTCCAGTTCTAAGAAAATCAAATTTTAACCCCCAAGAAACTAATTGATTATAAGTTTTTTCATAATAATTTATTTTTGAATCACTTCCTCTTGCAGTTTCTATTATAATTGTGTGCCCTTCATTTTTTAATTCATTTACCTTTTCTATTCTATCAGAATATGGAACAGATTCAAAATATAACCATCTCCCACTATCATCCTTTTTAGTATCACATAAAGTATGATCTAAATCAAAAACATAAATGTTACTCATAATCCATTAAAATTAGAAAGATCTGTTATTAAACTATAATCAATATTTGGATTCATAGATAAAGCACCTAAAAACATATTACTACTTGAACCAATAATATGATTACATTTACTAGAAAGAATTACATCCAATAAACAATATTTTAATTCTTCAATATAATCATCATCACTCATAGAATCACTGACACCAATCCAATCCATATCACTTGATAATCTTTTTGGTCTCTCTGGAGAAACACACTTATTACCAAAAACTTGTTTAAATCTATTATAAAAAGGTTGAACTTGAGTTGTGATTAATACTTTATCATAATCGTCTATTACACTAGAGACTTGCCTAACAGCAGATTCTAAAATTTTTTCAGAATTATGCCCATACCCATCATAATGCAAGGAAGTTCTAAGCATAACACATAAAGTATTTGAAGATATAAGTTTTTCTTCTTCAATTGAAATTTTTTTTAGTTCGTCAGTAAGTTCAAAAACTTTCCATCCTTGATAATAACATTTTCTAATTTGATCTATTATTTCTTTATTTTCATATTGATCACTATAAAATCCCCTACCCCTATAAACTTTTAAACATTCTGGAACATACTCATCAAATTCTTTAATATCAGATGGATATAAATGTGTAAATAAAAAATCGTCTAGATTATGATCTTTAACTAAAAATTTATTCTCTTTAAATATATTCAAAAAAATATTTTCTTCAAACAATAGTTTCTTTGGAAATAAGTTAGACTCAACAATTTCTGCAAAATAATATTTTTTTTCGTTAGGACCACTTTTATTTCTAGTATGAAAATTTAAATCAATATCAAAATTATTATTTTCAAATAAATAAACCCAGAAAAAAAATCCAAGTAAAGTACTAAAAAGTCCAGAAGAATTTGTAATAATTAAATTATTCATACTTTTCTTGAAATTTGTTGCAATATCCAATCATAAGTCTTACGAATTCCTTCTTCAAGACTTTGCGAATAATCCCACCCCAATTTCTCACGAATTAAATCGTTATTAGAGTTGCGTCCACGAACTCCAAGGGGTGCATTAAGTTTATACACTTTGGTTACATCTTTACCAGCAACTTTTGCAGCAGTTTTTACAAGTTGGTTGATAGTTACCATTTCCTCTGAACCAATATTAACTGGACCGATGAAATCAGATTCCATCATACGACGAGTTGCTTCAATACACTCATCAATATACAAGAATGATCGGGTTTGTTTTCCATCACCCCATACCTCAACTACTCCACCTTCTTTAGGAAGATATGCAACTTTACGACAAATTGCTGCAGGAGCTTTTTCACGTCCACCTTCCCAGGTTCCTTCGGGGCCAAAGATATTATGATACCTGGCAACACGGACAGGAATATTATAATTGCGATTGTAGGCAAAATAAAGACGTTCTGAAAAAAGTTTTTCCCAACCATATTCACTATCTGGATTAGCTGGATAAGCACTTTCTTCACGACAATCTGGATTATCGGGATCAAGTTGATTGTGTTCTGGATACATACAAGCAGATCCAGAATAGAAAATTTTGGTTTTATTCACTCCCTTAAAATCATTTAATTGACGTTGGGACTCAAGAACATTTAAATTAACTGTTACGGAATTATGCATAATGTCAGCATCATTCTCCCCCGTGAATACAAATCCTGCTCCACCCATATCAGCAGCAAATTGATAGATCTCATCAAAAGTATCAATATATTTTGATGCCACAAAATGATAAAAGTTTCCCAGATATCCTTTGAATTCAATAACTCTTTCAACAAATGTTACATCACGAAGATCTCCCTGAATAAATTCATTTGCCTCACTTTGAGAAAATTCAGGAAATTTTAGATCTACTCCACGAACCCAATAACCTTCTGATCGCAGTCTGCGAACCATGTGACTTCCGATGAAACCACCAGCACCCAATACAAGTGCTGTTTTTTTATAATCACTCATAGATTAATTAAAACTCTTTTTATATATCATACAAAAAAAGGAGGTTGTTGTCAACCTCCCCAAATAACTCAGGCTCGCCACCAATTCTTTGACTGGAAATTGGAAACCAGGCGGGAGAGAGTCCCATCCGCACCACTTGCTCTTTAAGGAAGCAAGAAACCTGAAGGGGTCATTTTGACTCCACCACCTAGTTTACAAACAAACTAGGAAAGGATAGTTGAAGTAATTTTGGAATCTCAATTGCAGCATAAAAACCACATAATACTAAAATGTCCCAAAACTTATACTTGATTGCAAATGGAACTACAAAAGCATTTCCAAAGCATTTTACAAGCAATCCAACTTTTGGATCTCCCCAAAGCAGAATAAAATATCCCGATAAAAGGAGAATGTTGCCAACGTATCTTAGTACATCAGATTTTGCCATAAAGGGGGATTTCATCACCGACCAGGGCTAGTTTTAAGTCATACCGAGACTATGTATAATGACGATAGGCTCCAGGATTATCAGGATCTAACCAACGAGCATATTGGTGATCTTCCATAGCAGTTAGACACTGCATTTGGTTATCAAAAAGATAAATGTCGTTCCAACGTTTGGTCCATTCATTTTTCTTTTGCATACGATAATCTGGTTTTCCATTGATTTCGAGAATACCATCTTGAATAAAACGGTATCCACTGCGTTCAAGAAGAACTTTCATCAAGCAACCTCAACAGTTTCAATGTCAGCAAGAACGTACTCCATAAGCATTTCATAGTCATCCAGAGGATCACCAGAGAATACTACGCCTTCATTTTCATAATAACGACGGACTTTTTTGTAAAGTTTCGGATTCTTTACATCAAGATAAAAGTCCCCGTTTGCTGCACCACGAAGAGTTTGAACGTCTTTCTTGAATTTTTCTGTAAGAGTCATTGTTTTGAATGTTGACCTATGTATTATACAGGTTTGACAGGGATTCTGTCAAGTGCTGGTTGCGTGGATCGAACACGCCTATATCGTCTTATGAGGACGCTCCTATCACCAGATGGGTAAACCAGCAAGGTAGGAATACTGGGAGTTGAACCCAGACTAACCCGTTATAAGCAGGCCGCTCTAACCATTAAGCTATATTCCCATAAAAATCACGAACCTTCTTCGTGATCTGTGTGAATTTTAACTATCTCTTCAAAATCCACATTTGATTCCTCACATATTCGTATGACTTCGTTGTAAGGAACCATTATTGCATTTCCGTGCTCACTTTTTATCAAGAATGATTCACCATTTTGAACTTTGTCTATCAGATTATCAAAATCTGCCTGAAACTCTTCGATTGTAAAAGACTGAAGTTCGTCGATTTCTTGATTCATTTTATTCATAAAGTGAGTTTTATGATCGGAATGACAGGATTCGAACCTGCGACATCTCGCTCCCAAAGCGAGTGCTCTACCAAACTGAGCTACATTCCGAAGTGCCTTTATTTATTTCGGTGTATAAGCATTATACCCAGGATTGGAACGACTGTCAAGCCTGCTCCGCAAAGTCCCAACCAGATTGGACTTGATGCAAGTGTTTCTACTAAATGTAACATTAGTATCCTCTCCAAGATTTAAATTCGTAATAAAAATATTGGTCTACATCATACAAACTTCCTAACGGAGCATTTACATCTTTATATGCCCATTCAGTACAAAATTCTACAATACGATGATCATGTAGAGAAGTGTGTCCCCACATTCTTACAAATGCCGATGCTACAAATCCATATCGTTGTTTGATATGTGGTTTCATTGCCATTACATTGTCTTGTGTCATAGTATCCTTCTAGTGTTCCGAAATAAAACTTTACTAAAACAAAAGGTATAGAAATGAATAATACTTTTATTAGATAGGTAAAACAACCTGTTCTTTTACTCCATTATTAAGTAGTGGAGACTTTAGGACTTCCCATTTTAGATATACTACAGTATCCACCATCCACCAAAATGCAATAGTACATAAAAAAATAGTGAGTACAGTTGAGGCAATACTTAAAACCAAATTAAACTTCTTTGCTTTGAAATGATTAATAACTGAAAGTGCCATAATTAACAATAACACTTCATATGTTATAAAATTATAATAACTCATTTGATAACTCCATTGCAGTGAGGGCAAACCCACCCTTCATCAGAAAATAGTAAATTAGAATGAAATGCCCCAGATTCACAAAATTTTTTAATTGGATCACTAATTTCATCATCAATCAAATTGCCGTGACAATGTGGACATTCTCTTAAAGTTAGTGAATAGTTCATTGTGGATATGCGTGAGTAAGTCCCCATCGGATAAACAACCCAATGGATGTTAAAAGTAATATAGAAGATATAAAAGTTTTAGTCATCTTCGTCATCCTCATAACTAGAAGGTTCCTCAAATAATTCTTCCATTTTTAATCTTTGAATGCGACCATAAAGTTCGTTGTAATCTTCATCTGGCATTTGATTGAAATTCACAACCATTAATCCGTCTCCTTTTTTAACTCCTTTCATTTCTGGATGACCCTTAACCTTTGGATTTTCTCTATATCCATGAGATTCATGTATAACCATCCAACCTTGTATAAACATTGATATTGCAATAATTAATAAAACAAACCAGGGAACTAAAAAAATTAGTTCAGAGTAATTTTGATCCATGGTAGTAGGGGTGGAATCACCCCAACGAGTCTTAGAAGTCCCTCAGCAAATAAAGAAAGAACCACCCAACCGACGCACATACTAATGATAGAAGCATTACGGTTGTGTCGTCGTATTGCAGCATCGATCATCTCCTGAACTTCAGAACGGCTTATGAATTCATCTTGTTCGTGCATCATTTCTCATCTCCAAGATATTTTGCAAGAGGATCTCTTCGTGTTTTAACAATTTCAACTGCTCTTTTATAGAACATATTGTCAGTATTACCAGAAGATTCAAAAGTTGCTTTAATTTTCACCCAGTTCTCATAAGTATGCTGATCCATGGGTTTTGCGCATATTACTATTATATACTAATTGCACAACTTCAAACATCAATAATTGTGTTTAGTTCGTAACACTGTTAAAGAAATTGTTAAGTTCGTAACCATTTAAACGGAAAGGGTGGGATTCGAACCCACGGATGCTTTCACATCGCTAGTTTTCAAGACTAGAGCCTTCAACCACTCGACCACCTTTCCAATAAGTCCTCAACGGATTTCAAAGTCCAAACGCTTTACTTTGCGTTGGCGTCTTGCCTCTTGCCAAGCAATATCTTGTGATGTCAGAAAGTTTTTTTGTTCTTTCTGAGTAGAGTTTACCATAATAACTCTACTTAAGTCAACTGCAGACACGTTATCACCTCTCACAGTCATCATATTTGGACAACCACAGACTTGAATTTTATTTGTGCTTGCAATTTCTTTATTGCAATCTCTACATCTTACGATAATCATTGTTCTTTGTCCTGTTCATTGTAAAAATGATCTTAACATCCATACATTTTTTCCGTGAGATTCAATCAAATCTTCTACAAGATTTGTTGTTCCTCTTGATCCTTGCTCGTCTGCCTCTTCAGCAACTTTTGAAAGTAAACTAACTAGAGTTTCATTATCGGCAAGAAGATCTCTAACCATTCCCATATCATCAAGAGAATTATTTGCCTCTAAGATGTGAGATACTTCGGTAATTCTTGTGAGAGTACTTACTGGTTTGATATTTAAATATCTCATATGTTCGGTGAGACGATCAATCTCCTCAAACATTTCTTCGTATTGTTTTCCAAATACTTTATGAAACTGATAAAACTCCGATCCAACTACATTCCAATGATATACCCAAGTTTTTTGGAATAGCATAAAAAGTGTTGCCTGAGCATCAGAAATTAACTTATAAAGTTTTTCCATTCTACTCTTTTTAGAATATTTATGCAAGTGGGCAATATCGGATTCGAACCAATGACCGTCTGCGTGTAAAGCAGCTGCGCTACCGCTGCGCCAATCGCCCAAATGAGTAGTGAGTGCCCACCACTCGCGGAAGACACTCTCCGCAACGAACGGGGGTGATCAAGTCCCCGACCTAAGTAAACTTAGGATTTAGTGAGTCGGATATGATGATCCCGACTCTTATGATAGAATCGGACATTTCCAACCCTATCAACTGGGGCGGCAGGGATCGAACCTGCGACCTAGATGTTAACAGCATCCCGCTACTACCGCTGAGCTACACCCCATTACGTTGTTCTTCATGTATTTCTCGATGACAGTTAGCACATACAAGAATACATTTATCTGCTTCTGCCTTTTGTTTTTCTATGGCAGCAGTGGTTCCAAGGTTTTTAGATTCCTTAGTAGTGGGATCAAGATGGTGAAACTCTAAAGCAGCAATGCATTTATCGTATCCACATCGTTCACACTTACCACCTTTATATTCTACTAGAAGAAGTTTGTTTTGCTTACGTCTTTTGATGACGCTTGCTTTATTTGCTTCTCTACGATCAGCATACGTTCTAGTTTCTTTTGTCATTTGGTAGAAGTTTTATTGTTCTACCATTATTTATAGAACCCGAAGGTTCAGAGCGGAGTATCGGATTCGAACCGACGACATCTAACTTGGAAGGATAGCGTTCTACCACTGAACTAACTCCGCATATAAGACAATCATAAACCATTTAGATTTGATTGTCAAGTGTCGTTGAAAGGACTTGAACCTTCACAGATTAATCTACTGGAACCTAAACCCAGCGCGTCTACCAATTCCGCCACAACGACAAGGCGACTCAGGAGGGACTTGAACCCCCGACCAACTGCTTAGAAGGCAGATGCTCTATCCAACTGAGCTACTGAGTCATTACTCATTTATCATATCAGTCCTTAGGGCAGGTGTCAACCCAAGGAGCACAGATTCTCATAGGAGGTGCCAACTTTTTACATTCATCAGTATAGCACACAGTCTCATTATTTTGTTCTTCCACATATCTTGGTTTATATTTTCGACTATAATCGGAAATAATCCGATCATACTCTGGTATTACATTATCAATTGCTTTATTAACATCCCTTTCCACTCTACGTTTTACTTTGTCAGGGTCTTGAATAATAATCTGGTTAATAGTAGTTTGTGGGAAATACTTTCTTTGAACTTCGTCAAGTATGTCCCAAAGATTGTTTTCATGAATTCCCGTGCATTGTGAGAGTGTTGCAATGATAGAAGATAATACAATTCCTATAATTGCATATTGTTTTATATTTGATTTTTTATTTCCAAAGTTAAAATTAAACATAAAAAAGGGGGAGTTCTGCAGCACTCCCCAATATTTATCAAATACTATAAAGTTGCATAGCAGATGTTAGCGACTCCTTGCCCTGGGTGAGCAATAGAAGAGAACGCACCGTAAGACAGGTCAAGGTCTCTACCACCTACATAAGGTCCTCGATCATTTACACGCACAATTACTGATTTACCATTTGATTGATTTGTCACTCTTAATTTAGTACCAAATGGTAACCACCGATGTGCTACTGATTTTCCGTAAGCATTATATCTTTCACCGTTAGCAGTTGTCTGCCCATGATATCCATCACCGATTCCATAATGTGATGCGAGGGAACATCCGCTCGCTGCCTTTGCTGTTACGGGTGCCAATCCGACTAGACCAAAAGCAAGAATTGAAAGTGTTTTTAAAAGCATTAATTTGCATAGAACTCTACATCCCAATAGAGAAAACGCACTTCCCCTTTCTCAAGGGGCAATCTCCTGGGCTCTAAATCGCACTCAAAGTCTCATAATAAAAAAGCAATCTTTTTTAAGAATTGCTTAAACATTATAAGTGATTATTTAGGAATTGTCAATATACCTTGTAGGTAGAAGAAGAAAACCACATAAAACAGAAAGATCTTAGGGTTTCAGTATCTAATTCTGGTAATTTCCATAATTTATTTTTATGTTTGAAAAAATCATATTCAACCTTTTTATCATAAATATCATGTTTTAAGATAAACTTTTCTAAAGGCCAGAACCATAAAGTATCACACTCAATATTATTTTGAATGTGACACACATTGTTCACAATTTCTTCTTCAGTTTCATTTTCATAATGATCCAACAATAAAGTGTCACACTTACCCACATACTCGGAAGCATCACAATTTATTATTTCTACATGGTCTAGAAATGGAGATTTAATATGCTTATGATAATCAATTAAATTACTATCATTTTCAATAATAGTAATTTTAGAAACCTCCGGTTTAGTCAAAATCCAATTTTCTCTAACTCCAAATCCAAGTCCAGTGCAAATACAATGACCTTTAGCAAGAGAATAGTGAGAATATAATTCATAAGCAGACACATGAGTGTTATAATCATATGCCATCCACCCAATATCTTTTAAAAATAAAAAATATCCATTATTTTTTCTTACAATCTTAAGATTATCATCATTATATTCAACAATATCTGGTGGAGAATAATTGAATTTTTTTAAAATTTCTAACATTTTTATTTTTTCAATTTATATCAAGTTTCAGGTTCTAAGGAGACAATCTCAAGTTCATCATCTTCTGGATCAATCCATTCATAAAACTCTGCAAGGATAGCACGAGAATCTGCTTTTGAAATGTTTTTATCTGCGGCACGATCAAGAGACCATTCCCTTACGTGAGCAACAATATCTTCAGTCGTTGCGTTCATAATAATCTTTTCGGTAATACCTTGAGAGGATGTTGCTATTGTAGAATGCAGGTTCTCCGTTGTCAAGGGACTCTGTGAGTACATTATTCGTGAAGAGTTGTCTTGTCTCTTCGTAGTTTGTTTTGCCCTTTGTTTTATGTAATGATAAGATAATTCTACTAAAATTCTCTCTACCAAATTTGATAATGTCTTCTTTAAGTTCCGGACAAGACCCATAGTATTTTTTCCAATCTGATTCTGATTTAACTTTACGACTCTTACCTTTTGGGGTTCTAAATTGCCAAAAATATTTTCTACCTATGTATTTTCGATCATTTAGTTTATTCTCTATTAAATAAACAAATCCAAAATAGTCTTTGATATCTTTAGACTCAAAAGGTTCTTCATTATAATACCATGGATTAGTATAACTGCAACTCATCTACATAATCAAGAACTTTATTAAGATATTTATGAACGAGTTCTTTCTCTCCAGGATACATCTGATCTCGATCTACTTGATGTTTAAGTTTAAATAATTTTGCTTTAAGAGCGTAAATGTCTGTAACGTGTATCATAAAAAAGAGGAGGGGTTACCTCCTCTATCTATAAGTTTTAATTCGATTATTACAATTTAAAACCACTAAATGTGTCCTTTTTCACATCTTGTTTAATTCCACCGACTACATAACTTTCTACTTCGGTTTCCTGGGGAGCCACCTGGAGACCTTTAGAGGAAATCCAGTGCTGAGTCCAAGGAAGTGGATTATTGTTTGCTGAAATATCGTATTGAGGTTTTAATCCAATCGCTTTTAACCTTCTATTAGCAATCCACTCAACGTATTGTTGAAGAAGTTTATCGTTAAGTCCAATCATGCTACCATCTTTGAACAGATAATCTGCCCATCGTTTTTCTTCATTTACAGCACGATTAAACATCTTATATGTCCACTCTTCCTCCTCTTTCATAATTTGCTTCATTTCAGGATCATCACCATCCCTCCACTTATTCAGAATATTCTGAGTAATAGCTAGGTGTTGATTTTCGTCTCTTGCGATAAGAGAGATGATCTTAGCGGATCCTTCCATAAGCTTAAGTTCACCAAAGGCGAAACTACAAGCAAAACTAACGTAGAAGCGAATACCTTCAAGAATGTTAACGTTTGCGATTGCTCTGTATAATTTTCGTTTAACATCATTGAGACTCTGTTGTGCATATGAAACTTTTTCAAGATTGTGCATCCAAGTATTGGATGAACCATAATCTTGTGCGGTTTGAATAAAGTCATCATATGATTCTGTAACGCTTTTAGCACGTTCCAAGATACGTTCATCATTGATGATCATATCAAACACTTCACTTGGATCAGAATAGATATTTTTGATAATATACGTGTATGAACGACTATGGATCATCTCCATAAACCCCCACACTTCCATACATGCTTCCAACTCAGGTAATGAGCAATATGGAATGAAAGCCATTCCAGGTCCACGACCCTGAACAGAATCAAGCATAATTTGATATTTCAAATTTGATGTATAAATGTGTTTCTGTTCAGGACGTAAAGTTTGATAGTCACCACGATCCTTCTGAAGAGACACCTCTTCGGGTCTCCAGAAGTATCCTAATTGCTGTGTAGTCAGTTTATCGAAGACTGGATATTTGTATGAATCATATCGTTGTATCCCAAGAGGTTTTCCAAAAAACATCGGTTGTTTTTTTACATTCACTTGTTCAGTGTTAAAAACCGTCATCCCCTTGACTTGTGTTTGTTCTTCTGTTAAAGAAATTTTAAACTGCACAGGATTCACACTCTCCCTCCTCTACTGAACTTAACTCACTTAGCAAATCTTGAAGTTTGGGTTTCTCTTCCACCACCTCATCGGTTTTAATATCGTAGGTATTTTGATAATAGGAAGTTTTCCACCCATACTTGTATGTAGTCAAAAAGTCATTTGCCATTACTGAAGTTGGGACTTCATTATCCGAATAATTTTCTGGGTTATAGGACCAGTTTCCACTAATCGCTTGATCGAAGAATTTTTGCATAACAGCAACAATATGAATGTACCCACGATTACTAGGCATATCCCACAAAAGCGTATAGTTGTTCTTAAGAGTTTGATATTGAGGAACAATTTGCTTGAGAGGTCCTTTCTTTGACTTTTTAACGGACAAGTAGTCTCTAGGTGGCTCGATTCCATTGGTTGCATTTGACACAACGGAACTGCTCTCCGATGGCATCTGTGCGGACAATGTTGAGTGCCTAAGGCCATATTCCAAGATTGATGTTCTAAGTGTTTCCCAATCATGCTGGTAGGGGATAGAAGAGATTTCGTCTACATCTCTTTTGTATGTATCAATCGGAAGAATGCCATCAGCATATTTGGTTCGTCCAAAATATTCACAATGTCCCTTTTCTTTTGCAAGTTGATTTGATGCCTTTAGAAGATAATATTGAAATGATTCGGACAGACCATGAACTGCATCCCAAGATTCTTGAGAATCATAATTAAATCCAAGTTTTGCCAAATAATGTGCTAAACCAATAAATCCTACACCAAGCGATCTTCGTGCCTTTGTAGCACGTTCTGCTGCTATTACAGGATACTTTTGATAGTCAATCAATTCATCTAGTCCACGAACAGAAAGATCACAAAGTTCCTCAAGTTCTTCATCGGATTTTACTTTACCTACATTAATCGCAGAAAGAATGCAAAGTGCAATCTCACCCTCACCATCAATGTGCTGAATCGGATAAGTTGGCAAAGTAATTTCTTGACAAAGATTACTCATCTCAACTTTATCTTTAAAGGATGAGTGAGAGTTGCAATGATCAATGTTCATGATATAGATACGACCCGTCTCAGCCCTTTCTTTAAGAAGACTAAGGATGAGTTCTTGTGCTTTAACAGTTTTCGACGGAATGGACGAATCGTTTTCATATTGAACGTATAAATCGTCAAACTTGTCTGTCCCGAAAGAATCATAAAGTCCAGGTGTATCATGCGGGGAGAAAAGCGTGATCTCACCATCTTGAATAAACCTTTCATAGAAGAGTTTACTGATTTGGATGCTGTAATCAAGTTTGCGAACACGATTGTCCTCCGTACCTTTATTGTTTTTAAGAACTAAGATATCTTCTATTTCTTGGTGCCAGATTGGGAAGTGTACTGTCGCGGATCCACCTCGTATGCCATTTTGCGTGCAACATCTGACAGTTGCTTCAAACTTTTTGAGAAATGGTATAACACCCGTATGCGAAACTTCTCCCCCTCTGATTTTACTGTTGATGCCACGGATTCGACCAGCGTTGATGCCGATGCCCGCCCTCTGTGACACGTATCTGCCAATAGCCATATCACTGCTAAAGATACTATCGAGGGTGTCATCAACGTCAACAAGGACACAGCTAGCAAATTGTCTAAGCGGAGTTCGCACTCCTGCCATGATTGGTGTCGGGATGTTGATTTTGTGTCTTGAGATTGCGTCATAATACCTCTTAACGTATGACATTCTAGTTTCTTTTGGATACTCGGCAAATACCGTCAATGCAATCATCATATACATGAATTGAGGAGTTTCATATACTCCACCAGTGCTTCTATCTTGCACAAGATACTTATCAACTACCTGCCTAAGTCCAGCATACGTAAACAAGTAATCCCTATCATGACGGATGAAAGAGTTTGCAAAGTCAATTTCTTCCTTAGAATACTTATTAAAAATATCAGAATCATATACTTCAGCATTTACACAAGCATAAATGTGTTCTTCAAGATGAGGAAGTTCCATCATCTTTCCATAAAGTTGCTTACGAACCGAAAACAAAAGAAGACGAGCAGCAACATATTGGTAATTCGGATGATCTAAATCAATCAAATCAGAAGCAGAACGAATCAAAATTTCTTGAATTTCTGCAGTAGAAATTCCACTATAAAATTGGATACCAGACTTCATTTCAACCTGACTTGCAGAGACGCCAGCAAGGTTTTTACATGCCTCTTCAACCATTATGTGCATTTTGTCTAGATCAAGAGATTCAATCAATCCATTTCTCTTGATTACTTTTGTACCGTTACTCATACTTTTTTCCAGGTAGTAAATTTAAGTTTTGCTTCTAATCCAGAATACACGTTAGATTTTATCACGTTCTGAATATCAAGTCCAGACAAAACCATATCATTGATATCCTTCTCTTTTATTGATGAAGGCCAGATGACAACTTTTTGTCCCATTTCAATAACACGGGAAATTCTTGATAGGATTTCTGAATTACGTGGTTCGTTATCGTATATCCAAACAGGATCACCAATGCCCCACTTACTAACATCACCATCAGCTCCACACATAGCAATCGCATTTGAAATGAATGTTGAGTCAAATGGTCCTTCGGTGACATATACAGTTTTGTCTTTTTGAACTTCATCGAGTCCATAGATTTTTGGTGCGTCATCACTAAGCATCACAGTAATATATTTAATCTTACTTGGACCAAGTGCTCTACCTTGAAATCCAACTAAAGTATTTTGATAGAACAAAGGAATGATAATCCTAGGTTCATCTTTAATAGTATCATCGAAGACTTCTTTTATAGAATTTGTCCACGATTTAAATTTATCTGTGTAATAAAATTTATCCGGATTTAGTTTTCTACTTTCTAAGTAGTCTTTTGCTTTTTGATTTTCTGTTGCTTTTGGCAAATTTAACTTCGGTTTGAATTGAGGTACTTCAAAATTAAATACAGGTTCTTCAACTGTAAAATTCTTGCCAGTATGTCCTTCTTTGAACTTATCAAAAGTATATTGTTTGTGAATTGTCGAATCTATCTGTTTAAGAAAATTGTTAAATGATATATTAATTCCACAATTATGACACTTAAAGTTTGTATTATTTTTAACTTGATAGAGATATCCCCGTGCTTTATTTTTATTCCTTTGAGAGTCTCCACAAATCGGACACCTAAAGTTATAAAGATTATTCTTTACTTTCTTAAACTTTTGGAATCGGGAAGAAATCAAATTGATGTATTTTACATCAACAAAGTCCATAAACAAGACATCACTGGTATTCTATTCTATCAAACTATCGTACTTTGTCAAGGCAAAGAGCAGTCATTATTGCGGTCCATTTAATGACTGCGTTAGTAGCTTTTTGTAGTGAGTAGAGGGTGACTTTTTTTGGGGGTTTCATTGGCATCTTATGCCAACACTCAATTATTTATTTTACTTGAGACTAGACTGGTGAATATCTCTAGCATCTCTCATTCCTGCTGGTGTCCACCAACCAGATGCTAATGTGGAAAAAGAAGTTGCAAGAACTGCTAAAACAACTCCACATCCTATCGTCATCCACTTTATTTTCGAGACTTCACCAATTTCTTTTTCCAAAGCTAAAATTCTTTCATTAGACTTTTGATGATCTTCCGCATTTTCATCACGAATATCATCGATCATTTTGAGAAACAAATCATCAGTTTTATTACACTGATCAATTTTTTCATCGTGAACTGCAAGCATTTTAATTACATTCGTATTAACTTCACTTAACTTTTGTATAGCATCATCTAATTTGTTTACAATATTAATAAAATCAGCAAATTTTTGCTCTAGAACGGCAACTTTTACTACTTCGTCTGACATTTCTCTAGATAGTTTGTTTGCTTCGATTCAAGTAGTAAATCAGAATTTTCTATAGTTATTTATTTTTTAGATAATCTAACCACGGTTTTCTTTTTCCTTTCATATATCTTTTTTGAACTTTCCCCATAATAGGATCAAACCCAGCAGTAGGACCTTTCGGGTCAACAGATCCGCTAAATCCACCAGATCCTCCAGGAGCATTTGCTACCATTTGCTCACGGATGATTGAAATAATCTTATCAAGTTTCTTGTGGTCCATTATAGATTTGTTGAAGTTTTGATAAACAATTTAAATCAACTTGTATATCGTGAATGCTTGACTTTGGATATTCTGGAAGTCTATTCAAAAAAATAATAAAACTTTTCACAGGAGACCAAAGGTCTTTTTCAATTTTAAAAAACAACATAGGAGTTGTTGCTTCTCCAAAAATATTATAAAGAATAATAAAGTGATTGAGAAGAAGGTGAGTTTTAAGTTCACCATTATTTTTATATCTTTTCAGTAATCTTTTAATATACTTAAAATGATTTAGATCTTTATCAAAATCTTCTCTAGTTACTGCTTGAGGATTTTCATAATGTTTAATTGCAAATAAAAGAAAATTATCCTCATTCAATTCATTAAAAATCATATATTATCAAACCAATGGGTTACTATCATATAAAGGAATATTTCCAGTGGTAATTCCAGACATTGCCACAAGAGTCTCTTTTTTAACTCTTAGATTTCCTTCCGCATCCATATAAGTTTGAATACCAACCCAACCTTCGTGAGTTAATTCATATACAGTGCCTGCAGCAGAATCCATTCCACCTTCAGCAACACCATAAATTGATGCTTCATAACCACCAGTCACTCTAGTAAAATCAACCTTACTCCCTGAAGCAATTGCAGATGCAATTGTAGATGCAAGAGAAACAGATGTTGAAGCAAAAGAAACCACAACCTTTGATGTATTACCACTTACAAGAGTGTCTCCAGTAGTGATTCCTGTTGTACTTTCAACGTATACAATACCTGTTCCAATGCCAGCAGTTAAAGATGCTGTTGTAGAAAGAACAAGTGAAGTTTCAGTGGAATCTGTAAAAATCTGTTGATATCTTTTATCTTTAATTGTATATTTTGGAAGCTCACTAACATCAAATTGAACTCCAGAAATAGCAGCACCACTTAACCCAGAGGTTCTACCAATAGAAAGTTGGGTTGCACTTTCAATACCAACAATTACTGCATCACCATAATAAGTACCCGTTCTACTACCAAATCTAATTACATCACCAGTTGCAGCAGCACCTACTTGCCCAAAAGTGGTTCCACTACCAGTTACAATAAGAGTATCATAATTGAGAGATACTGTTCCACCAGAACCTTTAGCATCATTATTTCCCCAGAGTGCCATGTTCTTCTTCCGTAAAAGTTATTTCTATAAGATATTTATAAAAAAAAGAGACCCCACTTAAGGATCTCCCTTGAAGTAAATTTTGTTTACTTATCAGCAATTTTTAAGTAATGCTGTTCTTACAGTTAATGCAATAACATTATCAACATCATTGTCAGTAGTCTTGACATAACGATCTAAGAGATCGCATACAAGTTTTTTGGTATGACAAGAATTCATTGCTGCAAGAATAATTGGTTTTACTAGTTCTACAAGTACTCCCATAATGTCCTCCGTTTTTGGAAATGTCCTAACTTATTTAGACAATTTAACCTTTTTTAACGATCAGTCAAATCTGGATCCAATATCTCTTTTTTTACTTTGCATCCCAGAATATTTTCCAGTAATTTCAGGATAATTACTAAGTTTTCTCAATCTTTGTGCCTGAGAATAAGGATCTGATTTCTTTTTGCCCCTCTCTGCAGCTGCACCACCATATTCTACACTACCACTATATTGGTGCCTTCCACCCCTTTCACCTCTTTGTTTTTGTACCGTTCTTCCTGGATACGATAATGGTGATTCGGGAGAACCCAATCCACGCTTTTCTGAAGATCTTGCCTCATCAACCATTCCACCTTCTGGTTCATATCCAGCCATAATAGAAGGATCAGATCCTTTAGGAGCAGATCTTAATGTTTGAAGTTTTCTTTGAAGAATTTGAACTTCTTGTTGTCTCATTCTATCTTGTTGTTGCTGCAACTTTTTTTGTTGCTGATCTGATTTTTGAGGTTGTGATGATTGCTGAGATTTTGGTTGTAGTTCCATTGCCTGCTCAGACATTTTCTTTGCCATCTTAGTAGCAGTCGCATACATCACTTCTTTACCACGACCAGGATATCTCTTTTCAAAATCTGCTGCTTTATCCTTCATTGACTTTACAATTTCTTCTTTTTTTTTAGTCTCAGCAGCACTTAAAGTTTTTTCATCCAATTCAAACTCTTCTCTTTTAATTCCTCTTTCCGCTTTATGTGCTCTACGTCTTGCTGCAGTCACCCAATTAGGAGCAGTAGAACCCATTGCATCATAATTTCTTACACCTTCGGCACCTTTTGTTTTTTCAACATAACGACGACTTCTGATGTCCTTTTTAGTTGCTTCACTTTCCCCAGATTCTACTTTTGCTTCATCAATTTCTTCACTTTCCCCAACAACTCTACGAACATCTTTTGCAACTTTACCTACAGTTTTTACTCCAGAGGCAACTCCTCTTCCAAACTCAGAAGCACCCTTTCCAGCAACTCTCAATGCTTTACCAGCAGTTGCAGTTGCTGCTCTATGACGTTCCATACCCTTCTGATATGCATCAAGAGCACTTAAAACTCCTTTAGCAATTCTATCCTTAATTGGTTTTTTTGTGGGTTGTTGTTTTTTAGCACTTGCAACAGCAGACTGTCTTTGAAGTGCTGCTTTCATTCCTGATGGTTTTGATGAAGATGCTTTTGCTTCTGCTTCTTTTCTTGCTGCTTTTTGGGCACGAAGTCTTTGTAATGATTTTCCAGTCGGTTTTCCAGATTTAAATGCCGTTCCTTTGGCAGTCACTGGTTCAATTTTACCACTTCTTCTTGCTTCAGTTAAAGTATATTCCTCAGATAATTCAAAGACAAAATCAACAAAACCTTCAAGTCCAAGTTCTTCAATTAAAATGCCAATCCCAAACTCATTCAAACCCATTTCATAAAAATATTCAGTTGCAATATTAGCAGTTTCATAAATAAATTCTTCATCAAGTTCTACCATTTCAACTAAAGATCCACCAAGATTTTCAATTGCTTCACCAAGATCAAGTTTAGGATTAATTGTAATTTTATTATTAATTTTTTTCTCTGCAATTTTTTTATCGTCCTTTACATTACCAAGAACTTCAGAAAGATCTTGTCTCCAATTAGAATATCCTTCTTTAGTTACTTTTTTCTTTCCACCCATTTCATCTTTACCAAGTCTACCAGCAATTACATCTCCTCTGGTGACTTTATCATATGGAGGATAATTATTTGCTAGATTGCCATCATTGGGTTTTTTTTCTTCCTTCATACCCATTGCTTTTTTAACTTGGGTAATGCGTTCTTGCCCAGTCTTTCCCTGAAATTGAGGTGCATCTAATCTACCCCTACGAATATCTTTCGCATCCTTTCTCATTTCATCTCTTTCTCGATGAGCAATTCTTCTCGCACGTCTTGCACCAGATCCTGGAAGATCAGAAAATTCACTTCTTTTATCTCTTGCAGTGGCCCTTTCGTGCTCTGGTTTTAATTTATCTACTTTTGCTTCAGAAACAGCGACCTGTTCCAGATATATTTTAGAAATATCATTCAGAGAATTAGTGGACATTTTTAAGCACTTACTTTCTTTTTCTTATACTTATTTATGAAATCCAAAAATGCCCTGCCACCTTGTTGCAAATTTTTCTTTCCAAGTTTTGAATCTGGAGTTTGTTGTGCTGCATATTTCAAATATCCAGTGGTTCCTACCAATGTATTTGGCTTTCCAGGAAGTCTATACATTTTATCCATTTTTACTTCAGTATATTCCATCAAATCTTTAATCCAAGATTTAAACATATAACCCTCTTCAGTTACACAAATAAGATGATTGGTTCCTCTACGCATTACTTCTCCAATCAATCCAGTATTTAAATTTTCCACTTTGTCACCTATTCTAAAGATATTACCTCTTACATAATTTTCACGAAGATTTTTCATATCAAACTTTGGAGCAATTTCCCAAAGTGAATATGATTCTTTTTTAACTTTTGTTTTCTTAACACCCATTCCCTGACGAACAGCATCAAAAAGTGCTTGAGTGTCTCCATCATCTAGTGTTTTTGGAGTTCCTCTACGGAATGAATTAAAATCATTATCCATTACTGCTTTTCTCATTTTAGAAGCTGACATTCCCTCCACACCCTCAGCATCAGCATCTCTTATACCTGCAGAAACAACCCGAATTAAATCAAAAGTATACAAATCACCATTATACTTTTGAGCTAGATTTTCAAATTCAGATTGACGATCAGAACCTACCACTAAATTAATATTTGAATATCCCTCTTTATTTGCATTTATAAGAACATCAAAAATTGTTTTCATATTTGGATCATTAATAATATTTTCATCAAAATTTGGAAACATTTTTCTCATATATGAGATTTTTGTATCTGGTGGCAAAGGATTCTTTTTAGGATCTTGAGTTCTTGATGGATATATTTTGACATCTCCACCAACAGAAATTCTTTTTGCTGATTGTAAAAGTTTTTCGTGTCCTATTGTTGGAGGATTAAATCTTCCAAAGACTACAGTAAGAGTATCACCTTCTTTTGGTACTTGATCTTTAGGTTCTACTTTCGGTTTTTGAGGAGTAGAAGTAGTAGGTGTGGAAGTTACTGTTTTTGATTGTTGTGTAGGAGTAGATCCTACGGATTGTTTTGGTTCCTGTTTTGTTGATGCTTGTCGTCCATCAATAAACTTTAATTTCCCATCTTCAGTTCTTGCTATGGTTTTCCCAGAACGATCTAACCAACCACCGTGGCCATCTCCACGCAATCCAAGTTTTTTTGCTTGCATTGATGCTTGTGATTGTGCTGCTTCAAATAAAAATTGGGAGAAACTCTTCATATTACTTTTTATTATACTTATATTTATTTTTTTTCAATTCCCGTATTTATGGAGATAATCGGACTCGAACCGATGACATCTTGCTTGCAAAGCAAGCGCTACTACCAACTGAGCTATATCCCCGATGTAGAAAGTATAAGACCCACTCAACTAAAAGTCAAGTGGGTCAGAGCAACCTTCCTTAGTTATTTATCAATCACACTTAGCAATAATTTCGTTTTTCCACTCTTCACTCATATTTAACATAATTTTTTCTGCTGCTTCTTGTGTCTCAGCATAACCTCCACCAAGAAGATACTCAAGAACTACATCATAAACATCAATTTCTTCCGTTGCCATTCTTGTAGCAAGTCCAGATGCTCCAGATGCAACTTTAGAAGCTGCTGCACCTATTGCACTCTTAACTCCCCTTTTGGTTTTTGCCTTAATATTTTTTGCACTTTGTTTTGCTCTTCCGGCAACATCAGATGCTGCCTGTCCAGCTTTTCTTGCAGCACTATAAGCACCTACTTGTGCCTGAGCAATTTTCTTTTTAATTCTGCCTTTGATATCAGCAGCAACTTTTGCTCTTAGTCCTCTTCTCTTTTCAGGATCTTTTGATCTTGCTGCCATTCCTGCGGCAGGATGAAGATTTCTTTTAGTAGCATAAGCAGCTACTGGTTTATCTACTGCACGAAACTTTGCTTCTTTTCCAGCTTCTTTTGCTTTTGCAACACCAGATTTAACTGCTGCTTTTGCTTTTCCAAGTGCAGACTTAACAGCACCCTTCACTTTAGAAATTGCTTCTGCTCTTTTTTCTTTTCTAACTACTTCTGCACCTCTACGTCTTGCTTCTTTTGCAGACTTTTCCGATGCTGCCATTTCCTTTTTTCTTGCAGCAGCACGAGCTGCCATATCAACTCTTGCTTCCGAAAGAACTTCTTCAAAAATTTGCTCTACTTCATCAAATTCATATCCTTCATCAAGCATCTCATCAATTGTTTCTTCAACAATTGCATCAATTTCATCATCGGTTAAATCTTCAATGCCAGCAAATTCATCTGACATTTCTTCTAACTCATCTCTGAGTTCTTCATCGTAAACAGCAGTATAAGCTTCACACAAACCTCTAAGTTCTTTAGAATCCATTTTTCTACAAATACTTTTTAGTTATTTATAAAAAAAAGACCCCAAAGGGTCAAACTCCAAGTGCTGCTCCAAGATTGTCGTCAATACTTTGAATAACTGAACGAATGTCAACAATACGAGGAGGGACACTCACTTTATCATAAGTATATCCTCTCTGTGCTTCAAAGAGAACTTGACGAACCGCTGCTGCTGCACGAGCATCCAATTTAAGTGTTACTTGTTTTTCTTTAGTCATAGTGATTCTATCTTTGATTTCACAGACTCGGGCGTTGCTTTTACCTGATAAACAACTTCATCTCTTCGGGACAGTTCTGTGAGAATTTCTGCAGTAATATCCCAGAGTTCAGAAGAGTGACGATGATTATAAGGCCAAGTTGTTTCGGTCATAGATCTCCCTCCTTACGATTTTCACTTCTGAATACATCAAATGTCCCTTCCGGATATCTTGCACTCAGTTTTTCATAGTTCATTTGAAGAACTTCTTCAAAGTTAGTATCAAGTGCCATACAAGCTTGTGCAAGATACCAACAAATATCACCAAGTTCTCTCTTCATATGGAAAACATTTTCTTCATTATAAGGTTTTCCTTGCATTACAATTTTTTTTACAACTTCTGTAAATTCTCCTGCTTCTGCTGTCATACCAAGAGCAGCAGTCAATAGACGAGGAACATCTGCATCATTCGTTGCTTCAAGTTCAGTCATACGTGCAAGAAGTGCTGCAAAATCACTACTTGCAGGACTTGTAGTTTGACGGACAAACTCAATATATTTTTTAGTGTCAATCACTTTGCTTTCAGTCATAGTAAATTTAGTAGATCCATTAGGAAGAATTTCTTTATTAATATTAATCAAAACTTAAATCCCTCAAATGATTTTTTAGGTTTCTTTTCTTCATTATCATACTCTTCTTCTTTGCCGTTGTCAAGAATATCTTCCTGTGCCGACTGTTCACAATCATAAAGTCTCATTTTGGCACGATCAATACCGATTACAAAACGTTTATGAATAGTAGGATCATTATAACGATTCTTAAGTTGCTTCACCAGAATCTGCCCAAGTCCCTCCAGTTCTTCTGTACTAATCAAAGCAAACATAAGATCAGCAGTAGCAGGAAGTCCAAAAGATTCTGAAGTATCAGTCAACTCAACATCGGAACTACCATAACCACTTCTTGTAGTTTGTGTTGCACTTACAATTGGAACATTGAACTCACAGGCAAGTCCCCGAAGTTCTTCCGCAATTGCCTTAATAAAAGTGTATGAGTTAATGTTGCTGTTTCCACGA